TTCAATACTGCAAGCAGTTTGTAAAACCTTTAAAGCTACTTTAATTGTATCTTGATCGATATGGCTTTTAGCTGCTTCCTGGAAAATAGCACGAATTTCCACGCCGACTTGTTCAACTGTTTCCGGTGCTATTGTGTTTCCAATTTTCATCATAGTTTCCATTAAATTCCTTCTTTCTTACCTGGTTACTTACACTTATTCTTCATCTGCTTTCTCGGATAGCTCCATTTCGTACTGATCAAAACAGCAAAAATGACCTGCAATATATTCCATCATTTCAATATATTTATTAAAAACCATATCTTGGCTTGTGCTATCCCGGTCAAATGATCTGACTAAAAACCCGTTTGTCTTTTGGACTATAGTAATAATTCGATCAACTTTATCTTTGGTTTCCATCTTTCTTTCCTGCTTCATATCCTCTCATAAATGCGCTTCTCCAAAGATATCCCGCACGGTCACGCTCTATCTCCATGAGCCCTTCAATAACGTTCCAGCTATCCGCTGCTTCGTCCTCGACTTTGTTAATGTCTGGAAAATGCTCCTGTACAATCCCCATCACGCTTCTCCCTTCTCTGGGTATCCCATTTTTCGTCCGTAGTAACGTCTAGCAGCAGCTCTCATTGCATCAGGGTGCTCGGCCGCCCAACGCTTGCTCTGTGCCTTCATGCGTGTTTTGTGTTTTAAATAATAGAGCCGGTGGTATTCGCGGCTCTTCTCAGGATTCTTCTCGCGCCAGTTTCGAGATGTGGTCCGGTTGTTCTCGCGTTGTTCCTCTGTAATCATGCTATCCTTACCCACCTTTCTATATCTTTAGGACTCATATTGCTGGAATTATGAACGGTGTTGTAGCCGCCAATGACTTCTTTCACGTTTTGGATGTCGGTATAACTCTTCTCGAAACAGTGGAGCTTGTATACATACTGGAAACCCTGGCTTTTCAAAAAGTCTTTTATGCCATTCGCTTTGTAGAACTGAACGAAAAATTTGAACGACGGGTATTCCTTAACGTTTACAACGCAAAAAACGTTCTTGGCAAACCACGGCTTAGATGTTGTGTAATTATCCAAAACCGCTTGAGATAAGATATCGTGCTGCGCTGCGATACTCTCTGCTACTGTTTTCTCTTTAGTCATTGTTTGGCTCCTTACCACCGTTATCTCCAGGACGCAGACCTTGCATAAAGTCTATGCCATCTAAGAACTTATCTTTGCGCTTATCATACTTGCCTTCGATAATTTTCAGCACCGTGTTCGGACGCAAGAAAAAATCAATATCCAAGATCCAACCTTTGTCGTTGTCCCCAAGCAGAAACGGTAAGTCTGGAATTTTGTCTACCGCCTCATTCCAGTGCTCTTGCCACCAAGCATCCTGGAGGTGTGCCTTTAAGGTGTTTTCTCTATCTTTGGTTATATTTTGGACCTTAATAGTTGGAGCTGGTAACGAGTTCCAAACATCAAAGAAAGCTTCAACTTCACTCGTTTTTACTGGACTGTTTTTTTGGGCGGAGCCCTTACTACTACTACCACTAAAGGTCTTATCTAGTCTCATCTTATCTGGTAACGCTTTTTTGTTACATTTGTAACGCTTTTTTGTTACATTTGCGTTACACTTTGTAGAACTTTTTGTTACAGAATTTCGGTGTTTTTGAACCCTCAGGTAGGTTTCACTTCTTTTTTTAGCAGAAATACCCATATGTCTTTCAAAGTTTGGAATGGAAATACCGTCTTCTTTTATCACTAACCAACCAACTTCTTCGAGCGCTTTTGCAAACCCTGGGAAGTCAACTATGCCATCTATCCAAACATCTGTAACATATTTTGCGTTACCATTTTTTATATGCCCATCTGCCCAACACCAGAACTCCACGAGCAGGCCTACAACCATTGGCCCACTCACCCCAAGTATCTGAGCCATGCCTCCAACTTCAAGCTCTTTCGATAGTCCCGTTCTAATTTTTATCCAAGGATCTGCCATCTCCGAGTGCTTTTTTTTAATTATCTCTGCGACAGTTTTCTCTTCAGTCATTGTTTGGCTCCTTAACACCGATATATCCAGAGTTGTCTTTGATATATTTATCAACAAATGTTTGAAGAATAGCTTTGATAGATGTGTCTTTCTTGATCGCTATAAGCTTGAAATCTTTGTGTGTTGCGTTGTCTACTACTAAGTTTAAAACCTTCATGATTAAATTCTCCTTATGGTTAAATGATAAATTGTAAGAATTAAAGGTGGTTTGTCAAGAAGGAAAGAAAATTATATACATTTATTTTATTTAAGGAATGGTGGTGCCTTTGAAATATAGATGTTCCTATTGAATAAGGACTTATGACTTTTAACTTGCTATTTCGATATCTATATCAATTTGGTTAACCTCTTATGCAGTAAGGGTTTACGTATGAATTGTCTATTTCAAAAGTATTGATCGACAGTTTGGTTCCATCGGGTATAATTAAGCTGCCAGCGAAAAAAGAACAGCATCACAGAACATAAGGCTCCAGGAAGAAAGTAAGTATGGCCCAAGCCTTGATGGGCTTTCAATGCTCTTAGATGGGCAATGGAGAGCAAAATAGGTCCACGGGCCTGTCGGAAACCCCCCAAAAGAAATTTAAAAAAACCCAATTTCCTCCTTGACGGCTCCACTTCTCTATGCTATTTATTAATAATAGTCGCAAGTTGTTTACTCATAACGACTTAGAAAGAGACACTGATGGAGCCTCTCGACTTGAATAACATTGGGCCTGCGGATCTACAAAAGGCCAAGCTCTGGACGAAGTATCAAGAGCTGCGTGACAAGTATCTTAAAGCGAAAGAAACTCCAAACAATGCCCGAGTTAAAACCCTTGAAGACTTGAGGCCTGAGCTGGAACAATTATTCTCTAAGCCCAAGCCCAAGCGCAAACCCAAAGCCAAAAAGAAAACTTCAACACTCAATTCATCATCTTCTGCTGGCAATAAACCCTCCGTTCCATCCTCAAGGGGCGGAGGGAATTGTCTTGAAGAGCACCGAACCCCTTCCGAACCCGTTTGTGAATGGGAAGCACTCGGTGGAGAGTTCTTGGACCGGGAAGCTCCTATAGTTGAAGTTATCATGTATGTAGCCAAATACTTAGCTACGCCGGAGAACATGGTCAAGATTTCCGATGCTCCCAGCCCTGAAGCTTGGGGTATGCTGCAAAGCTATCGATCTTCACAAGCAAGAATGGATGATTTCTGGGATAAAGTATATCCAAAGCTCATGCCTTCAAAGGCACAACTTGAGAAGACTAAGGTACTTACGTCATTAGATGGGCAGGATATTGTCCGCACAATTGATAAGATCCTTAAGATCAACGAGAAGCTGGATAAAAAGAAGGATAAGCACGAGAAGATCGAGACTGAGTTCCTTGTTGCCGAAGAGGTTCAGCGGCAGCGGGCCAAGGAATATAACCAGATGAAGGCGGTTAAGCTGGGCAAGGCGCTCAACAAAGAGCCTATCAAGGAAGTACGGCGCAGGGGAGACAATGCGCTCACACCATTGCTGGAGACACCAAAGGGAGCAACGTCTTGGGGGATCATGAAATGATCAATGAAAAGATGTTCCCTCATTACCATCTTATAAAGAAGTACGACACGATTGATAAGAATTTAAAATGGCGTAAGGAAATATTACGGAAGTGCGCTGAAGATGAGGAGATGGCGGCGACATTCAGGCAAATGTGCGCTGAAGACTGTTTATTCTACATTAATGCGATGTGCTGGACATTTGATCCCCGTGACCTGAAGGTGCCAAACAAGCCTTTTATAACTTACCGGGAGTTCCAGGACGCAGCTATTGAAGAGGGAATACATGCCATTGAGGAGGGTTACGATGTTGCGTGGCCCAAGTCGAGAACTATGGGAGCTTCGTGGATGGGGCTGACTATATTCGAATGGTTCTGGCATTTCAGAGACAGCTTGACCTTCCTACTTGTATCGAGAAACAAAGACTATGTGGATAAGACCGGTAACTCGAAGACTCTGTTCTGGAAAATAGACTACCTTCATATGAACCAGCCTAATTGGCTTCTCCCAACCGGAAGGGAGCTTGGACCCCGAGATCCCAATAGAAGCCTGCTCCACTTAAAGAATGCTGACACGAAGTCTGTAATAGACGGTGAGAGCACAACAGCCGATGCTGGCCGTGGTGATCGCAGAACGGCAATGTTCTTAGACGAGTTCGCTGCTTTTGAGGTAAATGACGGTTATAAGGTTTTAAACTCCACCCGGGAAACAGCCTGCTGCCGCTTCTTCAACTCAACTCCCCAGGGTTCAAACAACGCATTCTATGAGGTGGTACACAATACCGCTGCCAAGGTTTTCCGAATAGACGGGACTTATGGTCTGCATTGGTCTAACAACCCAAGATGCAACCAGGGGCTTTATACAAGTCACAAGGTAAGGGAGAGATTTGAAGTCGAGACATTAGATAAAGACTTCACCGGAAAAGTCTCAACAATGCGTAAAAGCTGGGATAAGCGACACTATTTTGAATATCCTGGGAACTATCCTTTCATCAATGATGGCAAGCTACGATCTCCGTGGTATGACGAGCAGTGTGCCAGATGTGCCTCTGAGCAGGAAATAGCCCAAGAGTTGGACATTGACTTCCTGGGAAGTGCTTATCAGTTCTTTGACCAGGAGTTTATACGTGTACTAATTAAAGAATACTGCGTACCTTATTTGATGCGTGGAAGAATAGCCTACGAGTCAGAAACTCTTGACCCATATGGATTTGAGTTAGATGACCACGGGCCTCTTTTCCTCTGGTTCAACTTAGCAGGCGATGGGAGTTTCCTCACCGACAGGTCATATTTCGAGGGCAAGCGCTTTGGCTTAGGCTCTGATGTATCGCATGGTACCGGAGCTTCGAACTCTGTTACAAGCGTTGTCAATCTTGTATCCGGGCGCAAAGTGGCGCTCTGGAAAGACCCCAAAACCGATCCCCTGTCTTTTGCTGAAGAAACAATCGCGCTCTGTAAGTGGTTTAATAATGGGTACTTAGCGTGGGATGCGTCAGGACCATCGGGGCGTTCTTTCTCAAACCGCGTAGTTGAGAAGAAGTATCACAGGATTTATTACCGCAAGTCAGAAGGCGCCGTAAGGGGGAGAGCATCGGATCAACCCGGTTACTTTCTAAACCCGGAAGATAAGGCGGTATTGCTTCGTGATTACAGATCTAAACTTCAAGACAGGCTGTTTATAAACCCCTCTGAGTCGGGAATGAGAGAGGCTTTAGAATTTATTGTTGAACCTGGTGGAAGAGTAATTCACTCAGCGGCAGCAAATAGCCAAGATCCTACCGGAGCGAGAGAGGCGCATGGCGATGAAGTAATTGCCGATGCCTTGTCGAGTCGGCTTATGACGTTGAAGTCAGGTGCTCTTGCTGCCGAGAAGCCAAAAGCTCCTTGGATGAGTCCGGCTTGGCGTTTTGAGCAGGAAGAATTAGCTACCCTTGAGAGAGAAAGAGAGGACTGGTGAACCCTCGCAATAAAAAAGAGTTTGACGGACTTACATCAGCTGTTGCCGAAAGCCGTAGAAAGCTTGGTGTGTTTCGTGAAAAGCGTAAGTCGCTTATTGAATCATTTTGTGGAAGCGAGTATTCCGACGATGCCGAGGCTAAAGACGTATATTTGAACCTTATCGCGTTGGCTACGAATATATATGTTCGCCAGTGTGCTGCCCGTGCTCCTATTGCGCGGGTGGTCACACCGCGAATGGAACTTAAGCCTTTAGCAAGTGAGTTTTCCCTTGCCTGCAAAGAGGTTGCGATTGAAACGGATCTGGGCAAGGTCTTGAGAAGAGCTGTAACGGATGCACTCTTTAGCCCAATGGCAACTGTTAAGGTGGCGCTCGAACACGGCAAGCCCGAGCAGGTCTACGGCCAAGATGTTAATACCACAAAGCCCTTTGTTAAACTCGTGAGCTTTGATGACTATGTGCGGGACATGTCGTCACGTTCGGCTTATGAGCCTGCATACGAAGGTGATGTGTACTATCTTACTATGGAAGAGCTTTATGCAAGCTTTCCCGATGCGAAGAAGATGGATTTAGCTGAAGACGATCTTGGAATGAATGATGAGTTTGGCGGAGAAAGAGCTGAAGCTATAAGTCATGGATTTGGTTCTGGTGATGATAACTTTGCAAAGAAGGTGGCAGTACAGGATCTCTTTCTAACAAAAGAGAAGCTGCTTGTTACATATTTAGTCAACCACTCAGAGAAGCCTTTGTCGGTAATTCCCTGGGACGGTTCGTCTAGGGGTCCGTACTTTAGCCTATGGTTCTCCGATGTCCCGGACAACGCGATGCCACTTCCTCCCTTTAGTTTACTTAGAAACGTCCATGACCTTGCAAACAGTCTCTTCAGGCGCATGGCAGCGCAGGCAAAGAACAAGAAAGCAGTGGCAGGCTTCTCAAACGAAGAGGCTGCGCAGCGTTTCGATAAGGCACAAGACGGACATGCAGTGTATTGGGATGGCCAGAAGCCGGAGAAAATTGAAGTTGGCGGCTTAGACCAGAGCACGTTCGCGTTCTTCCTTCAGACTAAAGACATCTTCTCTTGGGCTGCGGGGAACTTAGATTCTCTTGGTGGCTTGTCGCCGATGGCGGACACGGCAAAGCAAGATCAAATGCTTGCCACTTCTGCAAGCGCCCAGCTTAAAGACATGCAAGAGGCGACTATTGAGTTTTCAAAGAATATCTTCCGTGAAATTGCATGGTACGAGTGGACAGACCCGGTAAGGTCACGAACTCTTCAAAAGCAAATTTACGATACTGACATCTACATTCCAGTAGATTGGTCGCCAGATACACGTCGTGGAAACTTCCTGGACTTTAACTTCACGATAATCCCGCAGTCTATGCAGGAAGATAATCCCGGCGCCAAGATAAACAAGCTCAACCAGATCATGATGCAAATGATAATGCCCTTAATGCCAGCTTTCGAACAGCAGGGGCTAACAATAGATGCAAGACAGTGGGTATCGCTAATTGCCGATTACAGCAACTTGCCTGAGCTGAACCAAATATTGGTGGCACAGGATCAATTGCAGGAGGGTGGTATAGAAGGCAATCCACAGCCTACGATAAAGCCTCCGCAAACAACTCGTACCTATGACAGAGTCACGCGTCCTGGGGCAACAAGAGTGGGTAAAGAGGCGGCGCTGTCACAGACGTTAATGGGCGCAGGAGTACAGGATTCAGAGAAGGAAGCAATGACTAGAGGAGTGAGTTAATGGCAACGTATTGTTATCAAAACCAAGAGACAGAGGAATCGATAGACAGGTCTTATCCTATGGGAGATGCGCCTGAGTTTATTCTTTTAGAAGACGGAACATTGTGTAAGCGGCATCGTGCTGCTGAGTTTGCAGCTCAAGGTGGACAGAAGTCGAGCACATGGCCTATGAAGTCAATCGCGCTGGCTGTCCATCCTACACAGAGAAAACAATATACGGACTTTGCTAAGGAACAGGGAGTACCCACAGATTTTGACAAGATGGGACATCCGGTGTTTCGCACAAAGAAACATAGAAAGAATTATTCCGAACTTGTCGGAGCAACAGACTTTGACGGTGGATATGGCGATCCCCGTTGTGATTAAAGGAAGGTGAAATTATGACAGAAGAAAACGTTCAAGAGACGACAACCGAGGAGACTACCACCGAAGCCCCTGCTGTGGAAACCACAGAGGCGGAGCAAGCCTCTTTTATGGAAGAGTTGGATGAAGCGATAGACACGCACATCGAAGAGAAAGAGAACAACGATAACGAAGAAACAGATGGAAATAAAGCTCCCCTTCCAGAGATAGCCTCGGAAGAGGAGAAGCCAAGCCTTGAGAAACCCAAGGTTGAAGATAAAGAAGTGAAGCAAGAAGAGAGCAGAGAAGACGTTCCTGTTCACAACGAAGCCTTACTTGAACGTGCGGTCCGTGCTGGGCTTACATTAGCCGATGCTAACAATATGCCCGACGATCAATCTTTGTCTAATGTTATAGGCAGGGTTGAAGCCGCAAAACAAAGGAGACAAAAGGTACCAAAAGAGAAGCAAGAGACGGATCTGCTCTCTGAAATTCCAGACTTAGATCCTGAAGAGTATCCCGAAGAAGTCATCAGTGCTTTTAAGGGGCTTAAGGGGGCTGTGTCTGAGCAGCAAAAAACAATTAAAGCTCTTACGCAGAGTCAACAAAATCAGCAACAAGCGGCTATTGTCGCTCGTAACGAAGAGTTCACGGAGTGGTTTGACGGCCAAGTTAAAGACTTAGGAAAAGACTATATCGATACTCTTGGCGAAGGCGACTACAAGAGCTTGACAGCTAAAGAGACAAAGTTGGCACGCAACAAGGTTATTCGTTATATGGACCATGTTCACAACGATGCCAAAGCCGAAGGTCGTAAAGCTCCAAATGATAATGATACGTTTAAGCTCGCTGTTGAGAAA